TTTATAAACTTTCAAGATGATTTCTATAATCTTTTAGAAAAGTATGGAGTTGGTAAGATTGATATTGAACACCCACAGTTTAATAGTATTTGCAATCTTAGAAATAAAGTAGTAGAATTTATTGAACAAGAAACGTGGAGTAAGTAATGAACATATTTTATTTTGATGAGTGTCCTGTTGTATCAGCAGAAGCACAGCCTGATAAGATGCTAGTGAAGATGCCACTTGAAACAGCTCAGATGCTTTGCACAGCTCATAGAGTGTTAGACGGTGATGAGTATGCAGATAGTGTAGGACTATACAAAAGAGCTTATTGGAATCATCCATGTACTATTTGGGCTAGAGAATCTAGTAGTAATTACTCATGGTTGTACAGACATTTCTTAGCACTAGGTATGGAATACAACTATAGATATGGTAAGACTCATGCAAGTATTACTAAACTTGAAGAGCCTTTGAGTAAGATGCCTGATAATATTACACATACAAGCATGACACCACTTGCACAGGCTATGCCTAACGAGTACAAAAACAAAGACCCCATAATAGCATACAGGAATTATGTTATACATGAAAAACATTATGCACAATGGAACAAGAACAGAGAACAACCTACATGGTGGAGACTATAATATGTACGAAGGATATAAAAAATTAAACAAAGACGAATACCGAGAGTTTGAAAATTGGATACGAGAAAACAATAAAGAACTATACGAAAACAAAATCGCCTATGAAGTTAGGTGGAATAAAGATGAGTATTATGTAAAATTTTTTGATGAAAGTATTTACACATTGGATGATATAATGCTTGACATCAATGACAACTTAGGGTATAATACACCCAATTAAACAGCCAAAACCAAAAGGAGGTTATATATGGCAGTATTAGAAGGAAAAGCCTACTGGGCTTCAGTAACAACACCAAACACTACGTTTGAACCTGTGTATACAGTTGATTTAGTAGTGAATGAGGATGTTGCAAATGACTTTGAGGCTCGTGGCTTTAAAGTAAAAGACTTATCTATAAAAGATGAGAATGGTGGTGCTACTTCTGTTGGTAGAGCCTTAACAATTAAAAGAAAAGTGAATGGACCAAATGGCATGGTAAGAAATGCACCTAAACTTTTTGATAAGAACAAACAACCTATGGATGATGTTATAGGTAATGGTTCTACTGTTAAAGTTCAATACAACGAGTGGGAAACCGATAATAAATATGGTCAGTTCAAAGGTTTGGATTTCCAAGCTATGCAGGTAATTGATTTAGTAGCATTAAAAACTCAAGACGGAGCTGAGCTAGACCCTTATGGGGATGGCGAGGAATTTTAATATGATTATAAGTATTAAAAATGATGAAGGCATCGTAAACTATGATGTAAATAATATTAAAAATGAACAACTGCAAAACAATGCTCGTATTACTATCAATAAAGTAGGCACATTAGAAGTTCATTTAGAAGCTTTAAACTTTGCCAGTCAGGCACACAGAAACAATCTTGAAACCCTCTTAAAAGATTGTCCTGAAGCTGTGGTAGAGGTTGAAGAAGAAAGTGTTGATGAGGAAGCTTCGACTGAAGAAGAATAATCAACATAGATATCTCCATACTAAGCCACTCTCGTAAAACAGGGTGGCTTTCTTATTTAAAACGAGGGTAATTATATGCAAGAACAAAGTAAATTCGTAAAGTATCATGTTCCTTGTCACGAATGTGGTAGTAAAGATGCAGTATCTGTAAACGCAGATGGGTCTGCAAAATGTTTTAGTTGTGACAAATTTTATTCAAACTATGGGGGAAAAGTAACGCCAATGACAAACTATATTAAACAACCAACACCTAAACCACATGTAAATGTTCATGGAGGTATCTTTGCAAAGCTTACAGATAGAAATATCTCCAAAGAAACAGCAGAAAAGTATGGTGTTAAAGTTGTATATGATTCTAATGGTCAGTTGGCACAACATCTATATCCTTTTTACATTAATCATGAGCAATGTGCTACAAAGATTAGATATATTAGAGATAAAAACTTTAAGTTCGAGGGTACTATCCAAGACTCTGGACTTTTTGGACAAAACTTATTCAAGGAAGGAGGAAAGTATCTTACGATAGTGGAAGGAGAGTGTGATGCTATGGCTACTTATGAGCTACTAGGCTCTAAGTGGGCTGTAGTATCCATTAAACGTGGTGCTGCTTCAGCAGTTAAAGACGTAAAAGAAAGCCTTGAATATGTTGAAAGTTTTGACAATGTTGTCATATGTTTTGACAAAGATAAAGCAGGTATTGAAGCTTCTCAACAGGTAGCTAGTATTATCAAGCCCGGAAAAGCAAAGATTGTTACGCTTCCTAATGGATACAAAGACCCTAACGACATGCTTAACAAAGGCAAACATCAAGACTTTACAAGAGCTTGGTGGGATGCACAGGTTTATACACCTAGTGGTATCATCAGGGTATCAGAGAAACAAAATGATTTCTTAAACAGAGAACGTAAACAAAGCGTACCTTATCCTTGGGAAGGTCTTAACAAAAAGCTACTCGGTCTAAGGGCAGGAGAACTGGTAACACTTACAGGTGGAACAGGACTCGGTAAGTCTAGTATCACAAGAGAGCTTGAGCATTGGCTTATCAATCAGACAGAAGATAACGTGGGTATCATAGCTCTTGAAGAAGATTGGAAACGTACAGTTGATGGTATACTTTCTATCGAAGCAAGTGACAAGCTATTTATTGATAGTGTACGTGATGAATATGGAGAGTCTAAATTAATCCATATGTTTGATAAAGTATTTGGTAATGATAGAGTATTTATACATGCTCACTTTGGAGCCAATGATATTGATGCTATCTTTGCAAAGCTTAGATACTTGATTGTTGGTTGTGATTGTAAGTGGGTAGTAGTAGACCACTTACACATGCTTGTAAGTTCTATGTTGGATGGAGATGAACGTAAAGCTATTGACAGTATTATGCACAGATTACGTAGCATGGTAGAAGAAACAGGTGCAGGTATAATACTTGTATCACACTTACGTAGAATCGAAGGCAACAAAGGACATGAGAATGGTATTAGTGTAAGCTTATCACATCTACGTGGTTCAAATAGTATTGCACAACTTTCTGATTCTGTTATAGCTCTTGAAAGAAATCAACAATCAGATGATGATTTAGAATCACGAACAACAAAATTACGTATCCTTAAATCAAGATATACAGGTGATGTAGGCATGGCTTGTTCATTAGTATACGATAAAGAAACAGGTAGACTGTCAGAGTATGAGGACTTAGAAATACTTAACTCTAAAGAAGAAGATGTCATACCTTTCTAGGAGAAACATATGCAATTAGTATTTGATATTGAAACAGACGGATTAAATCCTTCAGTTATTTGGTGTCTCGTAGCACAAGATGAACATGGAAAGTTCTATCATTTTTACGAAGATACTTTACAAGAAGGCATAGAGTTTCTACAAAAAGCAGATAAACTTATAGGTCATAATATACTAGGGTATGATATACCAGTCATAAAAAAACTTACTGGTATTGATTTATATCACAAAGATAAAGTTATTGACACTCTTGTTTTATCTAGACTACTTAATCCTACAAGAGAAGGTGGTCATAGCATAGCTAAGTGGGGTTATAAACTTGGTCTACCTAAAAAAGATTCACCTGAATGGTCAGCATTTACAAAAGAAATGTTATCATATTGTGAAAGAGATGTTGAAATAAATTATAAATTATTTAATTATTTACGAAAAGAATCTATTGGTTTTTCAAAAGAATGTATAAACTTAGAACATAAAGTTACACATATTCTTGAACAACAAAAACAAAATGGATTTTTATTTGATGAGAAAGAAGCTATGCTTTTGACATCAGAACTATCATCTAAACTTAAAGAAACTGAAGACAAAGTACACGAAACATTTAAGCCAATCTGGATAGATGACAAAATGGTTAAACCTAAATTAAAAAAAGATGGTAAACTTTCTAAACAAGGATTGACAGAACAAGAGTACAATGATATAATAGATGGTACGCTTGAAAGAAAACCTTTCATGAGAAAGACATTACAAGAGTTTAATTTAGGTTCTAGAAAACAAATAGGACAAAGATTACAAGAGCTTGGTTGGAAGCCAAATAAATTTACACCAACAGGACAAGCTATCGTAGATGAAACTACTCTTAAAAAGATAACACACATAAAAGAAGCACAGCTTATAGCAGACTTTCTTTTATATCAAAAAAGGTTAGCCCAAGTCCATTCATGGATAGAGGCTGTAGAAAAAGACAATAGAGTTCATGGTTCTGTTATATGTACAGGTGCTATCACTGGTCGTATGGCTCATAGAAATCCTAACATGGCTCAAGTACCTGCTGTTTACAGTCCTTATGGTAAAGAATGTCGTTCATGTTGGACAGTACCAAAAGGTTACAAGCTTGTAGGTATAGATGCAAGTGGTTTAGAACTAAGAATGTTAGCACACTATATGGCTGACGAGGAGTATGTAAATGAAATTATTAACGGAGACATTCACACAGCTAACCAACAGTTTGCTGGACTTAAATCAAGAGATGAGGCAAAAACTTTCATCTATGCACTCATTTACGGAGCCGGAGATGAAAAAATTGGAAGCATCATTAAAGGAAACAGAAATGATGGTAAACGATTGCGAGAACGGTTTCTTACTGGTCTACCAGCACTTAGAACTCTTAAGGAACGAGTTGATAGAGCTGCGGAAAAGGGCTACCTCAAAGGGTTAGATGGTCGTAAGATATTACTAAGACATAAACATGCTGCATTAAACACTTTATTACAAGGT